AGATAAGTCGCAGTGCAGTGGACTTATGCGAAAGCGAAAGATATCGACTATACATGAGAAATGGATTTTGTGTTGTGGAATGTGTAAAAGTTGTCAAATAGCTAATAGGCTAATACGAATTGAATCCAAGACTGTTGCAGAAGGCATCACAGCGTATTAGCAAGGGATATTGGACTCCTATTGGTTGTACAAGCTAATATGAGATATGCATGAGAATACTTGCTGATAGCAGGTAGTTAGTAGTAGAATTGTTCAAAATAGCTTTGGATAGCCTTATATAGAACTCCAGGGACATGAGACGTTATGGATAGTACTCGCAAGCAGAAAAAACTTACGCCCAAGCAGGAAAAATTCTGCCAACACGTTGCATCAGGAACTAACTTAAAGGAGTCAGCCGTCCTTGCTGGCTATTCAAACAACAATGCAGCTCGTGCAGGAGCATTCTTGGCGAACCATGAACCACTGGTACAAGCAAGGATTCAAGAACTCCAGAACAGAGGAGCAGCCAGAGCAACACTTACTTTATCAAAGCATTTAGATAATCTAGAACAGTTAAGGGACAAAGCAATCTCGAACAATGCCTTTGGTGCTGCCGTCACGGCAGAAATAAACAGAGGAAAAGCAGCAGGATTGTACGTGGATAGAAAAGAGTTAACAGTCAATAAAACTTCTGATATGACCAAACTAGATATTATTAAACGCATACAAGAACTTCACCAAGAGTCAGGAGGCATTTTACCAATACCAACTAGCTATTCTGTGGAGGCTGTTGAATCCTCGTCAAAGGATGATGTTCTGGAAACAACTTCTGAAAGTCAAGAGTCAAATGACTAGGATTCTTTTATCTGGAAGTCTCCCTAACTCTGATACTGTGGATCGTGACCCCCCTGCACAAAGTCGCCTATATAAAAAAATCCAACGTTGGTTCCTGACAAATGTTCTGCAAAAATTTTGCAAAAAATTTTTAACATGAGTAAAGAGCTAGAACATATTCCACAAGAGTTACTAGCGGAACATTTGGAACTATCCGAACGTCTCGCGGAACTCCAGAAGAAAGAAACAATACAAACAAACTTTATGCCATTCGTAAAAACCATGTGGACGGACTTTATAGAGGGAGAACACCATAGGATAATGGCAAGAGCCTTTGATCGAATAGCATCAGGCGAACTAAAACGGTTAATTATTAATATGCCACCACGTCATACCAAATCGGAATTCGCCTCCTACCTGTTCCCAGCGTATCTCGTAGGCAAACGACCAGGACTTAAGATAATACAGGCAACGCACACTGCTGACTTGGCTGTTAGATTTGGTCGTAAAATAAGGGATTTAATAGTCACAAAAGGTTTTAGAGAAATATTTCCTAACGTAGAACTAAACCCAGAGAGTAAAGCAGCAGGTAGATGGGAAACTAGAACTATCGATGGTAAAATGAACGGTGAGTACTTTGCCTCAGGTGTTGGTGGTGCATTGGCTGGTCGTGGTGCGGACTTATTTATTATCGATGACCCACATTCAGAACAGGATGCCATGAGTGCAAACGCATTAGACGATGCATACGAGTGGTATATGACAGGTCCAAGACAAAGGTTACAGCCAGGAGGAGCTATCGTGATGGTTATGACCCGATGGTCCAAGAAAGACTTGACTGGTAGAGTGATTAAAAAGATGATGGAATCCGACGATGCTGACCAGTGGGAGATAATCGAACTGCCTGCTGTACTGCCTAGTGGTAAATCCCTTTGGCCAGGATATTGGCCATTGCCCGAACTAGAAAAAATAAAAGCCTCTATCTCTCCCAGTAAATGGGCAGCAGAATATATGCAAAATCCGACAGGCGAAGGAGCATCGATAATTAACAAAGAGTGGTTTAAAATATGGGATAAAGACCAACCACCACCTGTAGATTACATTATACAAAGTTACGACACGGCTTTTTTGAAAACTGAAAGGGCAGATTTTAGTGCTATTACTACATGGGGAGTGTTTTACCCAGAGGGAACGATAGGCGATGAGCAATATACTGGCAACGAAGCACATGTTATATTGTTAGATTCTGTAAAAGAACGTATGACTTTCCCTGAACTGAAGAAAAAAGCTCTAGAACAATATAAAGAGTGGAATCCTGAATCGGTTATTATAGAAGGAAAAGCATCTGGTATGCCCTTGACTCAGGAACTCCGAGCCATTGGTATTCCAGTGCAAACGTTTACGCCAAGCAGGGGACAGGATAAAATTGCTAGATTAAATTCTTGTGCTCCATACTTTAGTGGTGGCTATATATGGGTTCCAGAAACAAACTGGGCAGAAGAATTAGTCGATGAAGTATCAGATTTCCCTTACGGAGAACACGACGATTTAGTTGATAGCACAACACAAGCACTTATGCGATTTAGACAAGGTGGCTTTGTGCGATTAGACACAGACTTTGACGAAGAACCACTACCTAGAAGGAAACGAGTTTACTATTAGAGAATTTATAAGTATGATTTAGATTATCCACCTGGATTGGAGAATAAATGGCAATAGAAAAAGTAGAGTTAGAAGCGTTATTAAACGGTGAAGCAGCAGAGGTTGAGCTTCCAGAAGACATGGAAGAGATTCTACCAGAGAATATTGTTATTGAGGGTGAGGAAGAAGAATCAAACATAGACATAATTCCTGATCCACCAGAAGACTTTAACAAAAATTTAGCCGAAATCATAAACGAAGACGATTTAACTGCGTTAGCTAGTGATCTTTGCTCTGATTTTGACGAAGATGAAGAGTCAAGAAGAGAATGGCTAGAAACTTTTACCAAAGGTTTAGATCTTTTAGGTATAAAAGCTGAAGATAGAAGTGAACCATTCCCTGGAGCGAGTGGTGTACACCATCCTTTGCTATCAGAATCAGTAGCACAGTTTCAAGCACAAGCATATAAAGAGCTTTTACCAGCTGATGGACCAGTAAAAACACAAATATTAGGTGTTGCTGACACATTAACAGAGCAACAAGCTCAAAGAGTTAAAGAATTTATGAATTATCAGATAACGTACAATATGGAAGAGTACGATCCTGAGCTCGATCAACTATTATTCTACTTACCACTGTCTGGATCTGCGTTTAAAAAGGTATACTATGACCCAGCCAAAGCTCGAGCAGTAAGTAGCTTCGTTATGGCAGAAGATTTTATCGTTTCTTACTCTACAAACGACTTAACAGAGTGTCCCAGAGCCACACATGTAATAGAAATGTCAGGAAACCACATTCGCAAGATGCAAATGGCTGGTTTATATAGAGATTTAGAGATAGGAGCTCCTGCAAACGATTATGAAAGTGATATAGCAGGTGTAAAAGAGAAAATAGACGATATTACAGGTGTTTCAAAGCCTACAGACTCCGAAACATACACTGTTTTAGAAATGCACGTCGAATTAGACCTAGAAGGATTTGAAGATACGGTCGACGGAGAGCCTACAGGCATAGCTTTACCGTATATAGTCACTATAATCAAAGAAAGTATGCAAATACTGTCTATACGTAAGAATTTTAACCCTAACGATCCTCTAAAGAAGAAAATAGAGTATTTTGTACATTATAAATTCCTTCCAGGACTAGGTTTTTACGGTTTTGGGTTAATACATATGATTGGAGGGTTAAGTAAGTCTGCAACCTCACTATTAAGACAATTAATAGACGCAGGCACACTATCCAATCTTCCAGCAGGGTTTAAGGCACGAGGAATGCGTATCAGAGACGATGATACACCTATTGAACCTGGAGAATGGCGAGATGTTGATGTTCCAGGTGGAACCATTAGAGATGCACTCATGCCGTTGCCGTACAAAGAACCGAGTGGTGTATTAGCCCAACTTTTAGGTGTTTTAGTTGACAGTGGACAACGTTTTGCTAATATTGCTGACATGAAGCTCGGTGACATGGGTCAAGAAGCTCCAGTAGGTACAACACTAGCAATGATGGAACGTGGAAGTAAAATTATGTCTGCTATTCATAAAAGACTACATTTTGCTCAAAAAATGGAGTTTAAACTTCTTGCGAGAGTTTTTTCTGAGTCTTTACCACCAGAGTACCCATACGATGTAGTTGGAGGGTCAAGAACTGTATATGCTAAAGATTTTGACGGTCAAGTAGATGTTTTACCTGTTAGTGACCCTAATATTTTCAGCATGAGTCAAAGAGTAGTGTTAGCACAAACTCAACTACAATTAGCACAAAGTGCACCACAATTACATGATTTACATCAAGCATACTATAAAATGTACAGTGCTTTAGGTGTACAGAACATAGATGAGATACTAATACCTGAAGACGAGGCTATACCAAAAGATCCAGTACAAGAAAATCAGGATGCATTGATGGGAATGCCTTTAAAAGCATTTTTAGAACAAAACCACGATGCACACATACAAGCACATATGGCGTTTATGCAAAACCCTATGGTACAACAAAACCCTGCTGCATTGTCTGCTTTACAAGCACACATACAAGAACATCAAGCGTTGAAATATAGACTACAGGTGCAACAACTTATGGCAGAACAAGGAATGCAACTACCTGAACCTGGACAACCTGTACCTATGGAAGTAGAGAATCAAATAGCCATGATGGCAGCACAAGCAACACAACAGATTACAGGACAAGAGCAAGCTCTAATAGAAGCACAACAGATTGCTCAACAACAACCTCAAATAGATTTAGCTAATAAACAATTAGATTTACAACAAATGGAAATACAACGTAAAGCTCAAGCTGATCAAATACGAGCTCAAACAGAGTTAACTAAAGCAGAGCTAGACGCACAAACATCTCTCGCAAAAGCAGATAAGAATGAAGACATAGCCCAACAAAGAATTGCTGCTCAACGAGAAAAGGATGCAATGGACGCTGAGGTTAAAACACAAAAATCTTATAGCGAAATATTAAAACAAGTAAAAGATGCAGAGGACAAAACTGATGGGTAAAGGTACACATACAACAAAAGATGGTAGAACTGCTAAAAAAGGTCTCTACTACAATATTAATCAAAAAAGAGAACGTGGCGAAAAAATGAGAGCCAAAGGTGCTAAAGGTGCACCTAGTGCACAAGATTTTAAAGATGCTGCTAAAACTGCGAAAAAAGCTGATGGTGGCATTTATAAAATGGCTGGTGGTGGCATGTATAATATGGCTGATGGTGGCATGTACAAAATGGCTGACGGTGGCATGAAAAACGGAATGCCAGGAGGTACAATGCTTAAAATGAAAAACGGTGGGATGGCTGTGCAAAGTAAAGGCTGTGGAGCAGTTGATAACAAGCGTAGAAAACCTACACAACTTAAATAGGGGTAAATTATGCCAAAAGGTAAGGGAACATACGGATCTAAAGTAGGTAGACCGTCAAAGAAAAACAAAAAGAAAAACAAGAAAAGGAGATAATTTATGGCTAAAGGAGTAAAACATTATAAAAGAGATGGTACTGAACATAAAGGTAGTATGCATAAAATGCCTAATGGACACTTACATACTAACAAAACTCACACTAAAACAAGTGTAAGATTGTTTCATTTTAATGAATTAAGTAAAACAGCTAAATTAAAAGCTAAAAAAGGTAAATAGGAGTTATTATGCCAAAAGGTAAATATGGGGAGTATTCTCCCAAACAGAAAAAGATTGCAGCTATGGCTGGAGATCCAAAAGTTTTAGAAGGAGAAGATTTTAAGGCTTTAAGTAAAAAGAAAAAACTAAAAGGTGGTGGAATGTATCAGGAGATGAAAGACGGAGGTCTTTTTGATGGTAAAGTTAAAACCAAAGGCGTTGGAGCTGCAACTAAAGGAATACACCACAAACCTTAATGGATTATATAAAAGTTGTTGAATACTTGCTTAAAAAGTATCGAGATCGTATATCCTCACTAGAGGAAACGCTTTCATCAGGTGGTGTTGCAAATCATGAGCAATACCAACGTGTCGTCGGAGAGATATCAGGTCTTCGCTCTGCCGAACAAGAAATAATTGACCTGCAAAAGAATATGGAGAAAGAAATAGATGAGTAAGCCTTTACCAGATACTGTAGATAATTTTGGATCAGCAAAAAAGAAGATGGAAGAAGAAGTCCAAGATACACAAATGACACCAGAAACAGCTACTTCACAAAAGGATCAGCTACCTGTCCCCACAGGATATAGAGTATTGATACTTCCTAGAGGGAGAGCAGCAGTAACAGATGGTGGTATAATTTTAGACAAAGGAACAATAGAAAGAGACACTATATCCTCAGTTGTAGGATATGTTATTTCTCTTGGACCAGACGCTTATAAGGATCCTGTAAAGTTTCCTGAGGGTGCATGGTGTAAAGAGGGAGAATGGGTGCTGTTCGGCAGGTATGCTGGAGCTAGATTTAAGATAGATGGAGGAGAACTCCGTATCTTAAATGACGATGAAATTCTAGCTAGAATACCTGATCCTGAAGCAGTGGATTACTAAATATAACATGGAGAAAGCCATGCAACAAGAAGAAACGCTTGCCAAAGAAGAAGCAGTAGAAGTAGAACTTCCTGCTGAAGAAAAGGAAGAAGAATCACAGAAAGAGAAACTGGAGGTAGTTGAAGAACAACCTACAGAAGATAAATCTGAGCAAGAAGAGTATAGTGACGGTGTTCAAAAACGAATAAACAAACTTACTTACAAACTCAGAGAATCAGAAAGACAAAGTGAAGAGGCTATCACTTGGGCTCAAAAAGTACAAGAAGAGAATGAAAAACTTAAGAAAAAAGCTGATTCTGCTAACACAGCAATGTTTTCTGAATATGACAATAGGATCTCTACTGAGCTAGAGTCAGCAAAAGCTGAGTACAAAGAGGCTTTTGATAAAGGAGATACAGAAGCTATTGTCGCAGCCAACGAGAAATTATCTAGACTTTCTGTAGAAAAAGAAAGTCTCCGTAGAGTCTCTGAACAAAAGAAAAAGAAAGCTGAAGAGGGTGAAACGGAAACACCTACCGAAACAGCTTCTTACATACCTAATAATGCTGGTGCACCTGTACCAGATAAAAAAGCTCAAGATTGGGCTGCAAAAAATACATGGTTTGGACAGAACCAAGGTGCAACCTTTGCAGCATTCGGTATACATCGTGAGCTGATGGAAGAAGGATTCGACGGAACTACAGACGGATATTATGAAGAGTTAGACAAGAGACTTGCTAATTTTGGAATAAACACGGATAATGGTTCTCTAGAACAAGTTTCTGACTCTCCCGTGCAGAGAGTCGCTAGTCCCACAAGACAAGCCAGAACTAATAAAGCACGCAGTAAAACTATTAAACTCACACAGAGTCAAGTAGCTATTGCAAAAAAACTCGGTGTGCCTCTTGAAGAGTATGCTAAATATGTTAAATCTAATTAAGGAGTAAAAAATGTCAGAAGAAAATACTAATAATGTAAAAGAACCTGTCGCTTCAGATCGAACTCCAAGATCTGCCAACGCACGAGAAAAAGAATCTCGCAGAACACCATGGAAACAACCCTCTGCACTAGATGCACCTCCTGCCCCACCAGGATTTAAACATCGATGGATAAGAGAGTCTATATTAGGTCAGGATGACAGAACTAACATGTCCAAACGTTTACGTGAAGGATTTGAACCTGTTCGTGCTGAAGAATATCCAGACTTTGAAGCTCCAACGATTAATGATGGTGTGCACGCAGGTGTTATCGGAGTAGGTGGATTGATCCTGGCAAGAATACCTGAGGAGACAGTTAAAGAGAGGCAAGAATATTTTGATAATATGACTGCTGATGCAATGCGTGCTGTCGACACAGATTTAATGAGAGAAAGTAATCCTTCGATGCCTATTAGTCAGCCTAATAGATCAACGAAAGTAACTTTCGGTAAAGGATCTTAATTTTTATAATTAGGGTAAATTTAACACATATATATTATAGGTGAATAAAAATGGCGAATATTAATGACCCAGATGGTTTCACTCCCGCATATCATATGTCTGGTGGCGTAATCAGACCTCAAGAGTTTGCAATAGCAAGTGCTACAAATGCTTCGATTTTTTCAGGCGATGTGGTTAACCTTTCGAGTGGTTATGTCATACAGGGTACTGCAACAGGTACTCCTCTAGGCGTTTTTTATGGAGTGGAATATACAGCAACAACAGGTGAAAAAATCTTTTCGAAGATGTGGACTGCCGACGTTGCTACTTTAGGTTCTGCAGATGCAAAAGCGTTAGTTTATGTTGATCCTGATATTGTTTACGAGGCTCAGTCTACTGGTACTCCTACACAAGCATCAATAGGAACAACAAACACTATCAGCACAACTGCAGGTGATACAGCAACAGGTCGATCAAAAGAGGGTGTGACAACAACAACCTCTAGTGGTATTGCGACAGTAGTAGGCTTTCCAGATAAGCCAAGTAATTCTATTGGACAATATGCTAGAGTGTATGTGACGTTCCCAGCTTCTGTGTTCGGTAATTCTTAAGGAGAATAGATAATGGCAATTAACAGAGCCCAATTAGTGGCAGAACTAGAGCCTGGATTAAACGCTCTCTTTGGATTAGAATATAGCAGATACGAAAACGAGCATACTGAAATTTTCGATACAGAAAATTCAGATAGAGCGTTTGAGGAAGAAGTTATGTTATCAGGTTTCGGTGAAGCTCCTGTGAAAGGTGAAGGTGCATCAGTCTCTTACGACTATGCTCAAGAAACTTACACAGCTAGGTATTCACATGAAACTGTAGCATTAGCTTTCTCTCTTACAGAAGAAGCTATAGAAGACAATCTGTACGACAGTATATCAGCTAGATACACTAAAGCGTTAGCTCGTTCTATGAGTCAAACGAAACAAGTGAAAGCAGCAAATGTACTTAATAATGGTTTCTCAACTTCCTTCCCAGGAGGCGACGGTAAACCATTAATGACTACTGATCATCCAACTTTAACAGCTGGTGATCAATCTAACGAACCCAGCACTGCTGCGGATTTAAACGAAACTTCTTTAGAAAATGCAATGATTGACATTGCAGCTTTTAAAGATGAGCGTGGTTTAAAAACTAACGTTCAAGCTAGAAAGCTAATCGTTCCACCAGCACTGCAGTTCGTTGCAGATAGATTGTTAAACACTCCGAATAGAGTTGCAACTTCTGACAATGATATTAATGCTCTTAAAAATATGAGTATGCTACCTGACGGTTACACAGTTAACCATTTCTTAACAGATACAGATGCATTCTTCATTAAAACAGATGCTCCTAACGGAATGAAGCATTTTGTTAGAGCTGCAATGTCAACTGGCATGGAAGGTGACTTCGAGACAGGAAATATGCGATACAAAGCTAGAGAAAGATATTCTTTCGGATTTAGTGATTGGAGAGGCATATACGGATCTCCTGGAGCGTAAGTTCTAAACGATCTTTAGGAAGGGAGCATTTAGCTCCCTTTCTTTTTTTGCAGAAGTGATATATCATAAAAATTCTAGGGAATATTAACTTGTTTTACTAACTGACCTAGCAGACAAGCCAAGATAGTAAAACTTATTTTTCAGGAGAAAAATTATGGCAAAATCAACCTTTTCAGGTCCAGTAAAATCTTTAGCTGGATTTATATCAGCAGGTAATGCAGTAGTTGTTAGTTTAACAGCAGACACTAGCCTTACAGTTGCAGCACACGCAGGTAAAATATTAACATGTAATGACGCAGATGGTAAATTTACTTTGCCTAGTATTGTTGCAACAGACCCAGGTGATAACACTGATCCAAATCAGTTAAATAATCTAGGAGCTTCTTTCTACTTCGTTGTAGAAACTGCAGCTACAGACATGGATATTTTAACAGATGGTACTGACAAATTTGTTGGTGGTGTGTACACTGGTAAAGATGACTCTACAGGTAAAACATTTATCTCAGGTGCATCTAACGACGTAATTACTATGAATGGTTCTACTAAAGGTGGACTAGCAGGCAGTATCGTAAAAGTAACTGCTATGGCTTCAGCCAAGTATGCTGTAGAAGGCATCATTTTAGGGTCAGGCACTATAGTTACACCATTCGCAGACGCATAGGAGTAGAATATGGCAGATGCAGTAACCTCAACAACGATTGTTGACGACGATAGAAAAGCTGTTATACAGTTTACTAATACGTCAGACGGTACTGGAGAAGCAGCTGTAACTAAAGTAGATGTAAGTGCATTAGCTGTAAGGAGCACTGATGGTGCTGCTTGCACAGGCTGTAAAGTTAGTAGAATAAATTACTCAACTTTTGGCATGAGTGTAAAGTTATTATGGAACGCTAGTACAAACACTATATGTTGGGATTTAAACTCAGACTATAGTGACGACATAGATTTTTCCTATATGGGTGGTCTGCAAAACACTGCAGCAGCAAGTGGAAAAACAGGTGACATAAAACTAACTACTACTGGACATGCTAGTGGTGATTCTTACGTTATATTGTTAACAGTTGTAAAAGAGTACTAAACACAATGGCGACCTCAGGGACGAAAACATTCAGTCTTGACACAGCACAGGTTATAGAAGAAGCCTACGAATTAGCTGGTCTTGAATTAAGAACAGGGTATGATGCTAGAACTGCTAGACGATCGTTAAACATTATGTTTGCTGATTGGGCTAACCGTGGCATAAATCTCTGGACAGTAGAACAAGTTTCGCTAGACTTTTCTAACGGAACTTCGTCCTACACTTTAAACTCTTATGATGTTGACGTCCTCGAGGCAATAGTGCGTGTTTATGACAGCACTAGCAGTTCTACTTACAGTGACATTACTTTGGAACGTATAAGCAGATCTGAATACCTAAATATACCAGATAAAACTTCTAAAGGTAGACCCTCTCAGTATTTTATAGAAAGAAAAGAAACACCAGTTCTACACGTATATCCTACACCAGATGACACCACTACTTATAAGTTTATTAGTTATAGAGTACAAAGAATAGATGACATAACTGCTTCCACACAAGATCAAGAAGTACCTAGTCGATTTATACCATGTATGTCATTAGGATTAGCATATCAAATAGCATTAAAAAAGAATCCACAAAAGTCTCCGTTGTTAAAAATGGAGTATGAAGAAGCGTTTAAAAGAGCTGCAGATGAGGATAGAGACAGAGCAAGCATAAAACTTACTCCGAGGATAGGGTACTAATGGCATACGCAAGAGGTAAAAACGCATATGGTATATGTGACATAAGTGGTTTTAGATATAAATTAAACACTATGAAAAAAACTTGGGATGGCTTGTTAGTTGGACCAGACATGTACGATCCTAAACACCCACAGCTCGAACCAAAACGAAATGTATCAGATCCCGAAGCACTACTTAACGCTAGACCAGATGTTAAATCAACCATACATTTAGGAACAGTTTTAGTAAAAAACCCAGTGAACAGTGCAGGAGTAAGTTCACCCATAATGTATGCGTTAAATAGCAACACTATAGGGTCGAGTTTTACAGGATACCAAGCAACAGCAGAGCTTGGAGGAGTTAGTGTAAATACATGAGTTGGACTAACACTACATTAACCACAGCTATTAAAGAATATTTAGAGAACACAGAGTCATCTTTTGTTTCAAATATTCCCAATTTTATAAAAGCAACAGAAGAGAAAATTTTAAAAAGTGTACAGTTGGATGAGTTTAGAAAAAATGTGACAGGTACATCTTCTGCTGATAGTCCCTATTTAGCTATGCCAACTGATTTTTTAGCACCATTTAGTTTAGCAGTTTTAGACAGTAGTAATAGTTACACATACTTAAAATTAAAACATGTGTCTTTTATACGAGACTATACTCCTATAGCTACTACCACGGGAAGTCCACAATACTATGCTGAGTTTGATAGCGACACATTTATATTAGCTCCCACACCCAGTACTACATTCACTTTTGAACTACATTACTTCTATAGACCTCAATCTTTAACGGAGGCTTCAGACACAACATGGCTTTCTAAAAACGCTATAAATGCATTACTTTATGGAAGTTTAGCTGAAGGATCTATGTATTTGAAAAATTTTGAAGCTATGCCAATTTATGAACAACGTTTCCAAGAAGCGATTATGATGCTAAAAAATCTTGGAGAAGCTAAAGACACCAGAGATCAATATAGATACGGTGAAATAAGGAGAGAGCCACAAGCATGAGTCGTATAGACTCTCTTGAAGGTTCAAACATAGCATTAGTTGCTATGGGAGAAAGTCAATTAGATTTTCATTTAGCTAAATCACACAGTGTTGAGTTCGATGAGGTTTGGGGTATAAACGCAATGGCAGGTATCACCGAATGTGATAGAGTGTTTATGATGGACCCAGCATCTAGATTTTTAGATTCTGATGCAGCAGGCAGTCAAACAGGTATAATGTGTAAAGTTTTACGAACACACCCTGGACCCATATACACGTGTGAACTCGATAGTAGATGTTTAGGTTTAGTAGAGTATCCCCTGCTTGATGTTGTAAAGGAAACTAGATGTTCTTATTTCAACAATACTGTACCTTTTGCGATTGCTTTCGCTCTGTATCATAAAGTAGCTAAAATTAGTTTGTTTGGGTTAGACTATACATACAAAGGTAATCTGCATTTTGCTGAAGCAGGAAGATCTTGTGTAGAGTTTTGGTTAGCTAAATGCATAGAGAATGGTATGGTAGTAAGTGTAGCACCTAGATCAGGACTATTAGACACAGACACACCCATACAAGAAAAATTATATGGTTATCATCGTTTAGAAGACCCACTATTGATACTTATAGACGAAGACGAAGATGAGTTTTACACTATGGGTCACGACGAATACTGTGAAGAATTACAACAAAGACAAAGAGCAGAAGCAGAACTTGTTCCTGTTTTAAACACACCACCAGAAGCAAAAAGATATTGATGATAGAAGATAACGGAAGTTCTACTTTAGGTTTAATAGAAGTAGCCACGCAAACCAACAAAGGACACAGTCCTGAGTTTTGGGCAGAAAAATGCACTGCTAGAATATGTGGTATATCAGAAAATGCAGAACCACACATCAGACAACAAGCAGAAGCGTACAGACTTGCGATTTATTCCACAATACTTTATTATATTAAAGAAGCGATTAACAGTGAGCGTTGTACTATGCGAAATATGTTAATCTCTCAAGGTGATAATGATTTGGCAAATATACTAAAGGAGTTAAAATAATGGCAATTACATCAACATTAACCACCAGTTTTAAAAAAGAGTTGTTAGAAGCTACTCATAATTTTAAAGCTTCAGGTGGAAACACTTTCAAGTTAGCCTTGTACACAAGTTCAGCGACCATGGGTGCTACAACAACAGCATACACAACAACGAACCAAGTTACTGGTACTAACTACACAGCAGGTGGTGCTGCATTAACTAACGTCGCTCCAACAAGTGGTGGAACAACAGGTTTTACTGATTTTTCTGACTTAACGTTTGGTACAGCAACAGTGACAGCCAGAGGTTGTTTAATATACAACGATTCTGCTAGTGGTGATCCATCCGTAGCTACTATTGACTTCGGTGGAGATAAAACCTCTACAGCAGGAGACTTTACTATAGTTTTCCCTGCAGCAGCAGCCAGTACAGCTATTATCAGAATAGCTTAATAAATGGCTGGTTGGGGTCGTGCTGGCTGGGGTATTGGTCCATGGGGTCAACCTGCAGGCGTATCAGTAAATGTAACAGGTCAATCAGCCACAAGTGCACTAGGCACTATTTCTGTAGTAGCCAAAGCTGACGTTACTCCTTCATCACAAATTGGCACAACAGCAGTAGGCACGCTTACTTTTGATTGCGAAGCTAATTTAACTCTAACAGGATTATCAGCTACAAGTGCTCTCGGCACAACATCAGTTGTAGCAAAAGCAAACCAAACACTCTCATCACAAATTGCTACAAGTGCATTAGGCACCATATCTACAGTTGCTAAAGCAAACGTAACCCCAAGTACATTAGTTGCTACAAGTGCTATAGGTGGTGTAGGAGTTAATGGTGAAGCTGTTGCTAACGCTCCAAGTGCCGTAGCTACGTTAGGCAGTGTAAGTGTAGATGTAGATGGTGAAGCTAATGTAGTAATATCAGGGTTATCAGCAACTTCAGCAGTTGGATCGGTTACGGTTCATCATAACGAAAAATTTAATATTGATGGTGTTTCTGCTAGCAGCAGTGTTGGAGCTGTCACTATTACAGGTACTGCTAATGTATCAATTACACTGGATGCAGCCTCAGGAAATGTTGGATTTATATTAGTTTGGTCTTTAATTGATGATGATCAAACACCTAATTGGACTGGAGTTAGTGACAGTCAATCACCTAATTGGAAAAATGTTGCTTAACTTTTCTAGAAAAAACGACTATGATTAAATTAATGGAGAAATAAAATGGCAAGCTCATATGTAAATAATCTCAGGTTGGATGAAATGGCTACTGGAGACGGTAGTGGAACTTGGGGTACTACTACTAACACTAATTTGACTCTCATAGGAGAGGCATTCGGCTATGCAACTAAAGCGATAGCTAACGCTTCAACTGATACCCTCACTATACCAGATGGTACAGAAACTAATAGTGAGCCTAGAAGAATGTACCTTAAACTCACAGGTGGAGGTCAAGCTTGTACTGTGACTTTAGCACCAAACACAGTTTCTAAAGTTTGGGTCATAGAAAACGCAACTAGCTATACATTAACTTTTACACAAGGCAGTGGTGCCAATGTAGCGATACTTGCTGGGCAAGTTAAAATGATAGCTACCGATGGAGCAGGTTCAGGTGCCGTAGTGTATGATATGCTGCAAGATTTAGCAGTACCTGATCTATTTATAGATGATGATTTAACATTACAGTCAGACGCAGCCGTATTAGGTTTTGGTGCAGATACAGACACTACTCTTACTCATGTTGCAGATACAGGTTTATTATTAAACAGTACTAGACAATTACAATTTGGTGATTCTGGAACTTACATACATCAATCAGCAGACGGAGTATTAGATTTAGTTTCTGATACTGAAATAGAAATTAACGCTACTACTATTGATATGAATGGTGCAGCAGATGTATCTGGTGCTTTAACCGCAGGCTCAATCAATGGCTTGGGTATTAAATATAACATAGCCAACTTTACTGCAAGTATACTCATAAGTAATGATGCAGGAACAGGTACTTTAAGTGATGCTGAGTATAATACAGGTTTAGGTTTTGAAGTTTTTGATGATTTAACAAGTGGTGATGAAAATACAGCAGTTGGTTATCAAGCTATGGATGCTAACACCACAGGTGGTTACAACACAGCAATAGGATCTGGAGCATTAGGAGCTAATACTACAGCAACTTTTAACACAGCCATAGGCAGAAACGCTTTATTAGTTAATACAACAGGTGCTTCAAATGTCGCTGTTGGTGGTCAAGCACTAGATGCTAATACGACTGCTTCAAACAATACAGCAGTAGGAACATCTGCTTTAAGTGCTAATACAACAGGAACAAGAAATAATGCTGTTGGAACTAATGCTTTAGTTGCTAACACGACAGCTTCATATAATAATGCTTTTGGTTATAACTCTTTAGGTGCAAACACGACAGGTGCAGAAAATGTAGCTATGGGTGATAATGCAGGTGCAGCTAATACAACTGGTGATAAAAATACTGCAATAGGTACAAGTACTTTAGCTTCAAATACTACAGCCGATAATAACACAGCAGTTGGTTATGCTGCTTTAAACGCAAACACTACAGGTTACGACTGCGTAGCAGTTGGTAGAAATTCACTTGATGCAAATACGACTGGACATAGTAACACAGCTATAGGAGAAAGTTCTTTAACAAGCAATACTACAGCAAATGGTAACACAGCAGTTGGTCAAAATGCTTTGGCAATTAATACAACAGGTGCTTCAAATGTTGCTGTAGGAAGGAACGCACTTGATGCAAATACGACTGCTAACTCTAATGTTGCTGTTGGCGAATCTTGTATGGGTGCTAATACAACAGGTACTAGAAATACTGCTGCGGGTTCTGAATCTTTGCAATCAAATACAACTGGCGATTATAATGTATCTATTGGTTTTCAGGCTCTTAAAAATAGCAATCAAGATGCAAATGTAGCAGTAGGTTATGAAGCTATGGAACTTTCTACTGGTGCTGATTCATGTGTTGCTGTTGGAACTGAATCCTTAAAAAACGCTACAGGTGATGATAATACTGCTGTCGGTAGATATTCTCTTAATACTCTTACTTCTGGAGCTAATAATGTTGCAGTCGGATATTCTGCTGCAAAAAATCAAACTACTGCTTCACAAAACACAGCAGTTGGTGCATTAGCATTAGATGCTAATACTACTGGGGATAATATAACTGCAATAGGTTATGATGCCCTTGGTGCAAATACAACAGGCACAAACAATACTGCTTGTGGGTCTAAAGCAGGTAATCAAATTAGCACAGGTGGCAATAATACTTGTGTTGGCTTTGATGCTCTAACTCGTTGTACTATAGGTGGAAGTAACGTTGCCATAGGATTTGAGGCAGCGGATAATATCACTACTGGCTCTGGTAATGTTTGCGTTGGTAAGGAAGCAGGTACTAACATAACTCAAGGAGACAATAATATTGCTATTGGTAATAATGCAATTAATTCAAGCGAGGCAGCAGCAAATTGTATAACTATCGGACATGATATTTCCTGTGTTGGTAATAATAGTTTTTCTTTTGGTAAAGCAAGTAATGTAGTATCAAATGACTTTGATGCAAACGCTACTTTTACAAGAAGTTCAGATTTACATAAAAAAACTAATATAGAAGATACAGATCTAGGATTAAGTTTTATAAATGAATTAAGACCTGTAACATTTAATTGGAAACCAAATACTGAGTTTCCTAAGCATTACATAGATTATTCTGAAACAGAAAACACTATGGACACAGAAACAAATCTGTACGGAATGATTGCACAAGATGTAGAAAAGGCATTAGATAAGGTAGGACATAAAAACTTTGGAGGTTGGTCAGAAGAAAAAGATGGTTCACAAAGATTAGCACAAGGTATGTTTGTATATCCTCTTATAAATGCAGTAAAAGAACTTTCTGCAACAGTAGAAGAATTAAAAGTTGAAATACAAAATTTAAAAGGAGAATAAAATGGCAGTAACAAAAGCAATAACTAAATGTGTGCCTTATGTAAACTCATCTAGTAAAGTAGATAAGTGGGATATAGAGATGACATATCAGAATGATAGTGAGGGCGATAGTACTTATTATACCTCTTCTTTTAGAACTACAGTTCCACAACTTGATGATGATGG